ACGCCGGCCACCCGCCAAACCCCTACTTCGACATCAACCAGGCGCAGGCCGCACTCGATGCAGCCGAGGCCTTCAACCACGACAACGAGCGGCACCGTCTCGTTGCCCGTCCCATCGTCAAGGAGAACAAACAGTGAAGCAGTTCGACAACACCAACACCGGCACACTCAGGCGCAACGAGCGCAAGGAGATGGACATCCACGCCGACTATCGCGGCCAGATCAACATCAACGGGGTCGAGTATTGGCTAGACGGCTGGATAAGGACCGCAGGGCCGAATGCCAAGAACCCCGGCTCAAAGTTCTTGTCGCTGCGGGTGAAACCCAAGGACGGGCTCGCCGAGCCGCGGCCGGCCCCGCAGGGCAAGCCCGCCCTGACCGAGGAAAACTGGGACAAGGCGTTCGACAACCTTGATGACGCGCCGTTCTGATGAACCGCGTCTTCCCAAGAGGCACCACCCCTGACCAGATCGCGCAAGCGGTCTCGGTCATGGTGCGGTGGCTTGATGCCAGCAAGAGCTGGAAGGTCACGCTCGAGGAGTTCCGGCCGCGGCGGTCTCTGGCGCAGAACGCGTTCCTGTTTGGGGTCGTCTACCCATCATTCATCGAGGGTGCCGGGGAGGCGCTCGCAGGATGGGGGAAGGACGAGCTTCACGAGTTCATGCTCGGAGAATGGGCAGGATGGGAGACGCTCACGCTAGGCGGGAAGACCATCCACAAACCCTTGCGCCGCTCGTCCCGCCTCAACAAGCAGGACTTCACCGACTACCTCGAGTTCCTCGCCCGCCGCGCCGCCGAGCTCGGCATCGTGATTCCCGAACCATCATACGGAGACACACCGTGACGCAGACCGAACAGATTCGCGCCCACCTCGTATCGGGCCGCGACATCACCCCGCTCGAAGCCCTCGACCAGTACGGCTGCCTACGGCTTGCCGCCCGGGTTGCCGACCTGCGCGCCGATGGGCTCGACGTCCAGACCATCACCGAGGAGCGCAACGGTAAGCGGTACGCCCGCTATCGCCTCGTTGGGCAACTCGAGCTTGTATGAACCTGCGCAAGCAGGCCCGCGGCCGTGGCTGCATGGTGCGCATCCCGGGAGTGTGCTCGCACAATTCCGAAACGGTCGTGCTCGCGCATATCCGAATGGCCGGCATCAGCGGGATGTCCGTCAAGGCTGACGATCTGCTTGGAGCCTGGGCGTGCTCGAGCTGTCACGACACCGTCGACCGCAGAGCACATACCGACCTCGACCGGGACTACGTCCGGCTATGCCACCTCGAGGGCATGGCTCGGACGATAGCCCAGTTGAGATCGGAGGGTCTCGTCTAACTTACGGCCCGGCATCCCGCCACGAACCGCCGCTGTAGAAGTACAGCTTGTTGTTCGTAGTGTTCACGACAATCGGTGCCATGCCGGTGATAGCAGTCGGCGTGCCGGTCGGCGTGCCGGCGCAGGTCGGGACGTACAGGAACCCATCCGTCGCGGTGGTGGAAAGCGCAACAGATCCACCGGCAACCACGTTTCCGCTAGTGTCGATTCTCGCCCTTTCGGTACCGCTAGTAAAAAACGCCATCGGCAGGTACGTGCCGGTGCCTGTGATTGCGGACTGAACGCGATGCGCGGTGGTTGTGCTGACAAGGCCGATGAATGATGCGTTTGTCGGATCGCTGTTGTTGATGCAGCTGACCGCCGCGCCCGTCGCCGTGCCATTCGGCAGCACACCCAGCGTGGAGTTGCTGTTGGCAGTAGAGGTCTGGAAGAACAGGCGATTGGCAACCGTCGCATTGCTCATGTCAGCGCTGACGCGATGCCCGGTGCTGCTGAACGTCAGGTTGCCAGAACTGACCGTCATGCTCGCAGCGGAGACGGCTCGACCAGCGGTGACATTGGCCGCAGACACGCTCACCGTGCTGCCGCTCTGCACGATGGGCAGAATCTCTGTGCCGGCGAGCGGCGTACTCGCGCTGCTCAACTGGGAAATCTTCTTGTCAGCCATGTCTAATCACTCCTCTACAAAAGCAGCATGAATTTAGCAGAAGAACTTGGAGCCGCAGCAAAAATCCATCCTGTGTTGTTTCCGCTGTCGGTGCTGTTAGCCCCGGCATACCACGAAGCCCCGCCTGTCGCGGTGCTGTATGAGAGGCTTAGATAGTCGGAGCTGACCGTCCCACTAGACTTGGACAATGTAGCCGCCGATGTCGTCGTCGCGCCAATCGTAACAAGGTTACCGGCCGCCCCGTTCACGCTCCAATTTGTGACCGTCTGCGTCGTGCCAGAGGTAAACGTAAACGTAGTCGGCTGCACTCCGTTGGCAATCGTCGTGAAGGTGTTGCTGCCGCTGACGGTGAGCGCACCGGCCCCGTCGTTGGACAGGGTGCAATTGTATATAGAACCCCCGCCGACAAAGGTCTTGGCGGTCGCGGCCGTCATGCTGATCTTGCCGGTGCCAGTGCCAGCCGTTGTCGTGAAGTTGGTCGGTTGGGCGTTGTTCCAGGCGGTGGTTGTGGCAGCAGGGCAGACCACGGTGCCACCGTTGAACGTCAGGTTCTTGGTGCCACTAGCCGTAACGTATTGCGTGCCTACAGTCAGTATCTTGCCATTTAGATCGAGCGTGCCGTTGGTGTGCGTAAACGCACGCGTTGAAATCATCGAGAGGTTGGCAGCCAGCTGAAACGTACCGCCAGAGCCATTTATCGTCAGCGGGAAATTTACCGTAGCGCCGCCCGAGTTTATTGTTTTCGTGCCGCTAGTGGCACCGAAGGTTAGAACTCCGCCGCCGGATGCAAAAGCCGTCGTGCCTCCGACATTGGTCAGGCTTCCATAGATCACCGAACCCGCAGTAATGGCGAGCGATTGATTGGTGCCGTTCAAAACTAGGTCTTTGACGACCCCGTCCAGATTGTAGGTGACCGCCACGGACGACAGACAGCTGACATTCATCGCGCTGCTTTCGGTACCGCCGTGCTTGATGTCTTTTGTGGCGCTCGCATTGGACGCATTTAGCTCAATGAGCGAAGTCCCTGCGTAACTGAAATTCGTGGAAGTCGCCATCGACAGGATGGAGAGGGTTGTCCCACTACTGTCGTTCAGTACAATCTTGCCAGAACTGCCAAAATCTATTGACCGCGTATTAGAGTTGCTGCTGCTAAAGATGCCAGCAGTCAGAACATTGTTAGACAGCACCAACGCGCCTGCGGTAAGCGTGAAAGTTCTGGTCGTGCCAAGCGTAAGATTGCCAGCGAGCGTGAACGTCCCACCAGCCCCGTTGAGCGTAAATCCGCAGCTAAGCGTGACCGAGTTCGTCGTGATGGTGACAGACCCGGTAGACGTAAATGTCACCGTACCGGTGCTGTTCCAAACGGTGCCGGACTTTATGTTGAATGCGGTCCCCGCGACAGTAAGCGTGGGGGCGGTTCCTTGCGCAAACGTCACCGTACCCTGAGAAACCGTAAGGTTCGCGCACGACAAAGCACCGGTCAGAGTGACGGTGTAAGTGGAGTTCTGGTCGAAGATCACATTGTCAGAAGTGGTCGGAACCGAAGCCCCACTTGACCCACCAGAAGAGGTGGACCAGTTTGTGGTGCTGGTCGTGTTCCAAGTACCAGAACCGCCGACCCAATAACGATCAGCCATACATCAAGCCTGCGTCGTCACGGCAACCACATCCCAACGCGTAGCCGATGCGTTGTAAACGCAGCCAACATAGGTCGTCTTGTTGATGGTCGTAGAGGTCGGGATGGTCACGCCGATGGCGGTGAATGTGGCGTCCCAGTTCAATGTACGGCTCGTGCCGTCATCAAGAATGCGGAAGGTCAGCTTGTTGCCATCAACAGGAGTGCCGGTCGGGGCATTAATTGCAAGCGTAGCTGCCTGGGCTGTAACGCAATACTGGTCGAACGCGCTGATGTCCGGCGTGATGGACGCGGTTGAGGTCGTGCTTGAGACGCGCGGATTAACACGGGTAGAGACGATGCCGTTCGCCGCGGTAAGTTTGCCAGCGCCGGGGTCGGTCGTGGTGCCGACAGAGAAACCGCCGGCCGAACTGAAGCGAGCACGCTCGGCTCCGTTCGTATAGAACGTCATCGGCAGGTACGTGCCGGTGCCGGTGATGGCAGATTGAAAACGGACTTCGGTTGAGTTGATTGTCACACCGCCCAGCGATGCGTTGGTCGGGGTAGAGTTGTTGATGACAGAAAACGATGCGCCGACAGCGGTGCCATTCGGGATTGCGGTGACGCTGCTGTTGCTGTTTGCCGTAGATGTTTGGAACGCAAGGCGATTGGCAATCGTCGCGCTGCTCATGTCGCCCGTGATGCGCTGACCGGTGCTGCTGAATGCAACATTGCCGGAGCTGACCGTCATGCTCGCGGCAGAAACTGCGCGACCGGCCGTGATGTTCTCCGCCGACACACTCATCGTGCTGCCGCTCTGCAAAATAGGCAGAACTTCAGTCCCAGCAAGCGGCGTGCTCGCACTGGTCAACTGGGAAATTTTCTTGTCAGCCATGCCTCATCCCTCTCAGGTTTGCGTACCGACGACCGTGCCATCGGTGTCGTTCGCCGGCAACGAGCCGTTCTTGATGTACAGGTCTCCGGTCGAGTCGGACCACAGATAGCTCTGCGCCCCGCCGATTGAGCCAGGGATCGGAAGCGGATTCAGCCAGCCCAGCCCAGTTGTCGCCACCGTTGCGTCGGTGCCGCCGCCAAGGATGCTGCCCACATAGTAGCGGGTTGCGTCCCCGCTCTTGACGGCATAGCCGCTCGATGCGTCAGTCACCTGCGAGGCAGCGTTCGTGACCTCGATGGTCGGCACACCGTTGTTGTCGTACAGATAGCACCAGTACCTGGTGCCTGCCAAAACCCCAGCAAGCGGCACCGTCAGCCCGGTGCTCGGCAGCTGGTACTCAATCCACTCGCCAGAGGTCGACGCAGCGGGCGTGCCTGTTGTCTGCGCGCGCGGGCCGCGCAACCGGAGCGGGACGCTGCGGCCCTTGCCGATGTACGAGTTCGGCCGGAACACCACCTCGGTGCTGGAAAGAATCGCCAGCTCGCCACTGTTCTGGACAGTATCAAACAGCCACCCGCTGAACCGGGTCTGGCCGGTGAAGTCGAAGTTCTCCCAGTTCACGTTCCGCACGCGGCACGAATGGAGGTCGGAGTTCGCGCCGGAAATCTTGAACGCGGTGTACGGGTTGTTGCTGCTTGTCGCGCGGATTGTCGTGTTCTCGATATTCACCTGCCGGATGACATAGCTCGCCCCATCAAACTCCGCGCCGACCGTCGCCACATAGTCGTTGTTGTTGTAAATCTGGCAGTTGATGGCATTGAAAACCGACACGCCGGTGACAAGCAGGCTCCTGCGCTTGCAGTTCTCGAACGTGGTGTTGCGCAGGTCAACTGTCTGCCCGAGGCCAGATTCACCCTTGATGAACAGGCCGACGTTCTCGGTGCCGTTCGCAAAGGCGCATGACTCCAACGTCAAAATCTGCCCCTTCCAAATCATGCCGCCGGAGGGCGGGACGGCAGGAACGAGCGGATCGTCGGTGCCGTTGCTTTGGAAGAACACCTCTCGCAGGTAGGTGTAGGAACCCTCATTGCGGCCAGACGACCCGTCCGCCTTGATGCCCCATCCCTTGCAGGCGTCGATCCAGCATTGCGTCATGCTGAACATGTTCCAGCCGTCATCGGTGTAAAGCCCATTCTTGAGCTCAACGCCGTGGCTCGTCATGCCCTTGATGTAAACGTGATGGATGTCTACCTCGTAGGCATTGAGCACGCGGATGCCAACAGTCGACGCGGTTGCGGTGTCGTTGACGATGGCGAGCTCGTGAATCACGGCGCCCATCGACGCCTCGTAACTACCGCTGTGAGATCCGCTATCAATGTCGATGAGCGGCTTGTTCGCGGCCTGGTGGTTGAGGAACGTCTTCGTCATTCCGTCGCCAACAAGCTTGATGCCCGGGCTCGTGAATCCAAAGGTCTTGGTGACGTTGTAGGACAGCGTGTTGGTGACGCGGTAGGTACCGGCAGGCAGATAGACGAACCGGCCAGCCGCTGCATTGATGGCGTTTTGGATGGCGGTCGTGTCGTCCGTCGCGCCGTCACCGACCGCGCCAAAATCCTTCACGCTCACAGACTCGCGCAGCTTGTCGTTCACCGAGCGCGGAACCGCTCCGGTGCCAGACTGCGTGAAGATGTCCACCGTCGCGTCGACCCCGACCGATGCCACAGGCAGGCCGCTTGCGTCGAAGGAGAGGAACTTGCTTGCCCGGGCGCTCGAGGCCGGCAGCGTCGGCGAGGCGGCAGCGTCAGATGCGGGGAACTGCAGCGAACGGTCCGCCACCTCATCAACCTGCTGCACCAGCATCGTGAGCTTGTCGAGCGCGTCCTCGAGCGACTCGGCGGGGAGCCGGTCATTCGGAAGCAGGTCGGTCTCCTGCGTGGCCGGCGCGTTCCGCAGAATGGTCAGGGTGGTGCCTGAGGCCGGCGCGACAACCATCGTCACCGAGCCGCCGTTCTCGTCGCCGGCCCCGGTCACGGTGTAGTTGGTGGTCAGAACCTGGACGGTCTCGGTCGTGCCGGTCCGCAGGATGACCCGCAGGTCTGACGCCGCGAGGAAATAGAACGGCACCGCAAACACGGTCGTGGTGCCGTTGCCGGAGTAACTGGCTCTCGTGGTAGTCGACGAAACGGTCATCGGTCATTGCTCCTTCGGCGGTCCGTACAGTACCTCGTACATGAACTGCTGCGGAGATTCCGGGTTCCGCTCGTCATTCAGGACATCCATGGTGTATTCACCGCTAATCCTGACCTGCCTCGTCGGCAACCCGAAAATGTAACCGCTGCTCTCAAACATGTCCCATGCGACGTCGTTGAACTCCCGATCCCCGGACAGCACATCCGACGTCCGCATGAACGTGCGCCCGACCTTCTCAATCGACCCGGCGACCGGCGACAACCGCCAGCTCGGCTGATACGCCATCTCGCCCTCGCCGGTCAAGTTTATCATGCTAGCCTCGACCACCCCAGAGCCCTCCTTGAGAATCGGGATTGAGGCCAGCGGATAGAGCAGCATCTTGCGGATTGCCCACCAGGTCTCGTCCTCGTCCTCCTCCGGGCCGCGCCCCGCCAAGATTTCGCCTAGCACCGCCGGCAGGATGACCAGCGCCAGCATCCGGGCGACCGCCCGGGGCATGTCGCGCACCCGGCGGGTGGTCGCACCGACATCCCGCATCCGGGCATACAGCACCGAGAACGGGGTGTAGTACATAGTCAACAGTTTCATCAGCTCGTTGTCGCGCTGCACCGCTGCAAGGTCTTTAGCGCCCGCTGCGCCCTGCGAGAGCCGGACCGCCCTGTCCCCTGCCCGGATGGCGTCCTCCTCCCCAAGGCCCTCTGCGAGCGCCTGACGGTACGCGCCGAGCCACGTCGGGATGGTGACCTGTCGGTCGGCCATGGCGGTCAGGTAGAACGCCGACCGGCGGATGGCGGCCAACGGCCCGCCCTCGCCCCGGAGCTTGCGGAGGTTGTCGCGGACATCCCGGTCGATGTTGTCGGATCGGAACTTCATCTCGCCAGACCGCTCATAAACGAACTGCTCGAGGGTCTCGCGGTGCGTAGACCACGGCCCGAACCGGTTGTAGTCGATGAGCGCCTGCGTGAAGAAGCGCGGCTTGACGGTGTCGAGCGCGGGGCCGATGCCGGCAAACTGCGCCATCATGGTCGTGACCTTCCAACCCATTGTCACAATGGCCATGTTGGTGCGGAACTGCATAATCGCGCGCGAGAACACGTTCCCGGAGTGCAGGGTGTCGGCCCGGTCGGACACCAGCACCTGCATCCACTTGGTGAACTCCCGGTAGCGAGCCTCGCCCAGCCGGTCAATCATCACTTCCTTAATCTCCTCGTCCTTGAGGAGCTTGTTGAGGCTGAAGATGGCCTCGCGGTGCGAGATGTCCTTGATGACCTTGGTCAGGTGGCTGGTCAGCACCTGCTCGTAGTCGAGCCGCACCGCCGCCTTCAAGTTCTCGACGCGCTGCTTGGTGTAGCCGCGGTCGGTCCGCGCGCGACCGTAGGCGTTCGACATGAACTGCGAGACCGACTCGGTCGCCTCGGCCTGCTTGTCGCCGACAGCCGAGAGCTTCGGGTCATAGGCCAGCGGGAAGTACCCGCCGCGATAGTCGCCGAACCGGGTCTGTACCACACGCGGCTCAACCTTTGGCGGCGCCACCCCGGACGTGCGCTCCTCAAGCGCCTTGATCTCCGGCCACAGGGAATTGACCGCATCCCAGATGCCTTGGATGTAGTCCCAATCCTCCTTCGCCAACTTGCCGAGCGCGGCGTTGATGGAGGAATCGCTCCACCCGTACCCGTCCCGCAGCCGCTGGTAGCTGCTGTCATTGCCGACGTTCATGGCAATGCTGATAAGGGTGTAACGGGTTACCGGGGATTCAATCCCGGGCAGCAGCACATCGACCTTGTCTGTCAGGGAATCGCCCCAGCCCTTCGGCATAGACTCGGTCAGGTCTTGAATCTGCTTCGTGACCATGGCGTGGAGCTCGTACTCCTTCACCTGCGCGTCGTTCGCCAGGTCGAACACGAACCGCGCCCACGGCCCATTAATCTTGCCGCCGTCCAGCCACTCGACCATCTGCTCGACCTTGAGGATGGCGGCATCGAACCGCCGCCACGCCTTGGCCCCGCGCGCGAGCAGCGGCTCGCCGACCGTGTTGGGAATGCGGAGCTCGCCGGTAGTGGCAAGCCGGTCAGACTCGGTAGCGGCCTTGATGAGCTCGTCCTTGGTGTCTTGGAACTCCACCGCAGCAGCCTTCCGCAGCAGCTTGTCCTTCAGCCGTGCGAGATGTTCGATGTTCCGCACGGTGTCGTAGACCGCCCGCAGCTCATCGACCGATGCGTTCTTGTAGTTGACCAGCCGCGCCTCATCGAGCAGCTGGTCGGGGACGTTGACAATAAGGCCAAGCGCGGCCTGCTGCTCGGCGAAATCGACCAGCGACTGGCGGCGGCCAAGCACCTTCAGCGGCACCCGCCGGAACTCGTACTTCTCGAGGATGGCGTCAATCTGGTCGAGGTAGCCGCCGCCGGCCTTCGCCAGCCGCTCGCGGGTCGCCTTCTTGTCGAACTTGTTCGCATAGTCGTAGATGCGGTCAAGCTGCTGCTGCGCCTTGCGGGCCTCCAGGTACATGTAGTGGTTCAGCAGCTCGCGTTGCTTCTCGATAGCAGCCGCGTTGTAGTCCTTCCTGCGGATCGCATCGAACGCCGCCTTCGATGCGCGACGCTCGGCGAGCAGGTACTTCCCGGGCGAGATGTCCCGCGCCATCATCTGCCCGATGCGACCGGCTGCGGCCCGGGCAAACGCCTGCGGGTCGGCCATGGCAGCATCGACCATGTCCATGCCGGCGCGGCGCTGCTCGGCCTCCTCACGGCGCAGGGCAGCGACCACCGGGCGCACCTGCCGCTGCAACCGGCGGATGGCGACGAGCTCCGCCTTCAGGACGTTGGCGCGCTCGGAATTGTGGATAGCGGCCATCGCCTCGTCGGCAATCGTCCCGTCCATCCGCATGTCGCCAAACTCCGCAGCCATGCGGTTCGCGGTCTCGGCCTCGATGAGCTCCTTGCGCGGACGCAGGTTGATGAGCGCCGTCATCAGCGCCTCGCCGCTCTCGAACCCCAGCATCTCGGCTGCGGTGTCGATGTCGGTGCCGCCGTCCTTGGTATAGACCTTCCGCAGGAACCGGGGCATCCGCTTCAGGTACTCCGAGCCGAACCGGTTCTCAAGCGCCTGGCGGGAGAGCTTGACGGCGATGCCGTCCGGCAGCTTGCCCTCGGTCAGGATCGCGGCTGCGCGGTAAGCCGGCGAGGAGTCCACCTCCTCGGTGACCTTCTCCAGCATCTTGGCGCGCTCGGCCTTCCACCACTTCTCGCGTTCGCGCTGGTACTCGCGGATGAGCCGCCCCTGCAGCTTCTCCTTCGCAGCCTCACCCGCAGCCTCTGCGGTCTTCTTGTAGGCCGCGAACTCGGCCTCCGTCATGCCGGCATCCTGCGCGCTGGCAAACACATCCCGCACATCGAGCTCGGCATTGGCCGACTCAATCTCCTTGTCGGTCGCGTAGATGCGGTCGAACACGCCGCGGACATCGTCGTTCATCCGCACGTTGAGGTTGGTCAGCGTCCGGTAGACCAGCGTCATCCACGCCCGCACCCGCTGGAAGATGGTCCGCAGCTCGGCGCTCGGAGCCTTGCCCTCCATCAGGTACGCCTCATTAGCGCGGGCGAACTCCTCGTGCTGTTTGACGCCGATCTCGGCGCGGGACTTGACCCCGAACCACTTCATCAGCGTCTCGGCATCGGCCTTTATCTGCGGGCTGGCATCCGCGCGCTCGGCGATGTCGAGCAGCACTTCGAGGTAGAAGTGGCCGGTCTCGTGGATGAAGGTCGAGAGGTCGGCCTTCTCTAGGAGGCCGATGCGGACCTTGCGGTCGGCACCGAACTGGATGTAGCCGCGCTTGTCTTCGGGAGAGACGGCTTGGAAAAGCGTGTCCGGAAGCTGTCCCTGCAAATCTGCAATAGCAGCTTCGCGCGACCCTTCACTTTGCGGATCGTAGTAAGTCCATTGGATGCCGCTTTTCTCAAGAACATCTATCGCAGCCTTGCTTGTTCCAGACGGGACAACAGCCCCGCTGAATTCATTAAGCGCCACGGCTCGTTGCGGCTTCGCCTCAAAATATGGGACAGGCGCAAGAAGAAGCGACTTTGACGCACGAACGGCTAAGTCAATAACATCATCTGGAATGCTTCCAACCTTGAAGTTTTTGGAGAGCGCTTTGCGTATGCCTGCTTGTGTTGTGCCGCCTTTGGCGATTGCCTCCATTGACTCATCAAGCGCATCCCAAGTATCGCCATGCTTGCTGTACTCAATAACCGCGCTGCGATACTGCGCCAAAAGATTATCGGCTTCTTTCCTGTATTTGGCGACTTCTTTTTCCGAACGAATCGAAGTTTTCGCATACTCCCGCATTTGCTCAAGATTGCGGAATCGCATTGATTGAGCGGCCCTGACCTTCCCAGACCCATAAGTAAATGTCTTTTCGACATTCTTCACAGCGCCAGTCATCGCATCAACGATGTTACCCAGCGTGTACGGAACCAGCTTGCCGCCAATCTTTATTCTTGGCTGGCCAAACATCGGGATGATTTCAGATTCAATCCACGACTTGAATTCAGATTTTCTGTCTCCAATTGCGTCAGTTAATGCGTCCTCAGTTTCTTGACGATTGATTTCGCTTCTTTCGGCGTCTCTGTAACTAGTAAGAACAGCGGCCAGTCCGTTATACGTCAATGCGCCATCACGGAATAATCGACTTTCGATGGACTCCCTAAGAGTAGCGGCAACATCTGGGTTGTCCGGGGAAGATTCTGTTGCGTACCTTGAGGCCGCATCCGCAACGATATTGCTAAATTGAGCCCATAAATCAGGGCTTTCTTCCGGCCTCATGTTCAGAAGCTCGGCATACCCAGATCGCTCAACAAACTCCTTAACTTGCGGATCAGTTACGAATGGAACGCGCAAATCAACGGCGCGCATTACCGGAGACGGGACTGATTCTCCTGTGCTTTGCAGATAAGCAGCCATTGCAGAGCGGCTTCGCAGCATGAAGTCAATGATGCGCTGCGGGTCTGGCTTGCTTACCGAATAATCAACTATGACGTCTTCAACGCTGTCGCTATATCGCTCATCAAATGCGCGGAATCTTTTTGCAACTTCCATCGCAGTCGCGGCTTTAACCTTGCGATATTCCGGCTTCGGGAATGTTGCTGAATATGCGTCAGCACTAAAAACAGGCTCCGCCTCTGGATCGACAAGCCGCTTTGATCCGAGCAAAGTGATTTCGCCAAACCCTTCTATGGCTTGTCCCTGCGGCACAACGGCAACTGACGGCACAGCAAGCCCGCCAATTTTGTCGGCATAAATCAAATTCTCGGCAGTCAAGTTATGAATTGCGGAAAGCCTGTCCGCAGCCTGCTCAAACTCCATGGCAGGCGCGCCTTCCATCCCCTCGCTCGCCTTGGCGATCAGCGCCTTGATGGTCGCGTTGTCGGTGGTCGTGACGTCGATGCCTTGCTGCCCGAGGAACTCCTCCAATCCCGCCAGCGCATCAGCGAGCTCGGCCAGACTGGCCTGCTCCTTTCCGGGCATGAACACGCCCTCGCCACGGAACTCCCGGTCCATGGCATCGAGGAATGTCTGCTCGGTCTCACCGACCTCGAACCCGGCCTCGAGCGCGAGCTCGCGGGCCTCGTCGAACGACATGCCCTTGTCAGACACCAGCGCCTTCTCGCCGACCCGCCGGTTGTCGCGGTCCCAGAGCTTGGCATCGCGGGCAGACAGCTCGCCGCCCTGATCCTGCACCCCGCCCCGCTCACGCAGGAACTCGGCCAGGGACTTGCCGTAAATCTCCCGCCGGCTCGGGATGTCGCCGCTGCGGAGCCGGTCGATGAGGGGGTCGAGCGCGGTGTCCACCCCGGCCCGGGCCTGCAGGATGTCCGGCAGCGGGGTGACCACCTGCAGCCCATACTGGCGGTGCAGCTCCATCGGGTCCATGCCGCCACGCTGCGCCAGACTGTTTATAGCCCGCGAGTAGAGGGTGGCATAGTTGTCTGCGGTCGCCCTGTCGAATCGCCCCAGAAGCTGTCCTAGGACGTCCTGCTTGATCTGCCCGATGGCGGGGGTCTCAGTCTCCACCCCCTCCTGCTCCATCATGGTCTGGATTTCGGTCTCGATTTCGGTGCGGCGGGCCTCAAGCGCCTCTACCTCCCGCATGGTCAGGTCGCCCTGCGCCAGCCGGACGTCCTTCATCAGGCCGTTGTGGTGCTGGGTCGGGGCGAGCCGGGTCGCGTAGGTCTCGATGGGGATGACCACATCGCTGCCGGTGGCAACCGCCTCGGCGTAGTTGGTCGCGCCGACCTCGTTGGCAATCTGCTCCGGGTCGACGTTCTGGCTTTGCCAGTACTGGGTGAACTGGTCGGCGGGGATAAAGACATTCTCGACCGGTCCTTGCTCGCGGATGCGGGCGACGTAGTCTTGGAACGTCTGCGGCAGCCGCTCGCGGAGCTTCGACTCGCCGGCCGCCTCGCCGAGCGCCCGCATGAACTGCTGGGTCTGGTTGGCCTTGCGGACCTCCCGCACGTTGCTGACCGTGGAGATCGCGGCACCCGGCAGACCGACGCCGGCACCGCCGGCAAATCCCGCCGCGCCGGACTCCAGCACCCGCATCAGGTCGCTGCCTGCCGCCTCCGGCGCGAACTCCTGCCCGCTGACGCCCTGCGCCAACTCGCGCCCAAGGATGACCCCGAGCTCCTGCAACGACTCGGTCACGCCCTCAACGCTCGCTGCCGTCAGCCACTTCTTGCCCGCCTGCGCGATGGCATTGCGGAAGGTCGGGCGCGCCAGCAGGGTCTTGATGGCCTCACGCGATCCCGCGCCGACCAACCGGTCGAGCCCCGGAATCATCTTGGCGAGCGCGATGTCGCCGACCGTCTCGAGGCCGGCGTTCAGCAGGCCCGCCGCAGCCGCAGCTCCGCGCGCGACCGCAGGGTCGAGCAGCTGGCCGGACTCGTCCCGCATCTGCTCGTACTCGGCGAACGCGAACCCGGCCTCGGCCTTGTAGTTGTAGACCGTCGTGGCGGTGATGAACCCTGCGCGACCGCCAAAGAAGAATCCGCCGGGGACCGTGACAAGCTCCTCCGGCAGCGCCACCTGCGGGCCCAACTGGCCGATGAGCGCCGCCGCGCCGGCACCGGCCACCGCGCCGGGAATCGCGCCCTTGGCTCCTTCACGCACCGAGGACACCAACTGGCGCCCGGTGTAGCCGGTCTGTCCGAGGAACCACGAAACCGGGTTGTCGCCGCGCTCCACGGTCTTGCCCAGCGCCTGCATCTCGCCGAGCAGCTTGCGCCGCTCCTCCTGCTCGGACGGCGAGAGGATCTCGCCGGACAGCCAACGCCAGTTCAGCGGCTCCACCCGGTCTTGAACGGAACCCTGTTTCCATCCCTGCCCAATCGCACGGAATGTTCGGTCGATGCGGGTCAGCACGCTGACATCGTCGCGCGCGACATCGGCCTGCTCCGAGAGGAAGTTCGCGGTGACAGGCGCATCCTTGATCAGCCCGTCATAGTCAACCTCACCAAGGATTGCCTGCCGCTCAATCTCCTTGCGGTCAATCCGCACGGTCTCCACCGGGACATTGACCTTTTCGGCGAGCTTGCGGAGATCGGCCTCGACATCCGGGTTGGTCTGCGCCGCACCGTACATCGCCGAGCGCAGCGACTCGTTCTGACCTTGGCGCACCAGGTCGAGGTACGGGTTCTCCTCCTCCACCAGTCGGCGGTAATCCGTCACTTCACGAGCCCCTGCGCCTTTTGGAAGTAATACTGGATGTTCTGCTCGGTCACCGGCTTACCGGCGGCGCGCAGTGCATTGGTGATTTGCCTGCGGTCAAATTCAGGTACCACGACCGAAACAACCTCCTGCCCCGGCTTGACCTCAAACAGCGCTACCTCTTCGGTGCCAAACAAGGTGCCGCGAACTTCTACGCTAGCAAACAGCCGGTCAATTTCCGCGTTCCGTTGCTCCGGGGTCAACTTGCGACCAGCCGCCCGCTCTGCAGCGGCGATGTTGGTATCTAGCAATGACCACGCCTGCGCAACACGCTTGGCAGCTTTAGTTCCAGGCTTCGGGCTAGGATCGACCCCGATTTCCGCAAGACGCATCCCCATGCGTTGCGTCGTGGTCTGGACCTCCGTCTGCGCCACCTCCGGCGCGCTGCTCGCCTCTGACTGCAGTCGCGCCAGCTCCTTGAACTCCGTGTCCTCAAGCGCACCGCGCAGCGCCAGCAAATCGGTCTGCTTCAGCAGCTGCGGGTTGGTCCGCAGTTTGTAATAGACCTCCCAGTCGGTCTCTATCTTGCCGCCGCCGCGCAGATTGTCTGCATAGTTGCGGACCTGACCAATCTTGTCGCCGGGAATCGCCGCCCGCAGCGAGGCCGGCAGCGCGGCGAGGTTGCCGCCGTTCGCCTCAAGCCGACCGTAGACCGCAGCCATGACCTCCTGCTGCTGCCGCTCGCGGTCGCGCAGCATCGACTGCACCTGCGCCAGCGCCTCTTGGGTCGCATCGTCGCGCACCTTCACATTGTCGCCGGCAATTTCGCGCACCGCTTGGCGCACCTCGGTCTCGCTCGGGATGCGGCCCTTGAACTTGGCGATGACATCGTCCGCGATGCGGGCGGATGCGCGCAGGTCGGTCTCCGCAGCAACCTTGCCCTCGAGATCAACCAGTCGGTCGGCGCGGATGGATGCCTTGTTGGCGTCGAGGTACTTCGCCGCATACTCCACGTCGCCATTGTCGAGCGCGGCATTGACCACCACCGAGTGCAGGGTGGCAAGGTTGTCCATCTGGGCCGCCATGAGCGCATCCCCAGTAATACCGGCGCGGTCAGCCCACAGCGCGGTATTCGCGGCGATGCGCCCGATGGAGTCGGCAATCTTCGCCGGGTCGCGCCAGTTGAGCGCGGCTTGGTTCGTCTCGGTGGCGACAGCACCCTTGTAGACGTTGTCGCGGTACTGGTCGGTCTCGCGCAGAACGTGCCGCATCAGCGAGTCGCTGTATTCCGCCTTCGCCATGCCGGCGCGGCGACGGAACAGATCCTGCTGCCGCCCATTCGGGAGACCGTTGGCAATCTCGTCAATCGCCTTGTCGAAATCGCCGGAGTACCGCTGGATGAATGTGGGGTCCACAGCATCGCCGGCCCGCTTCGATGAGAACCCGGTCTCTGGGTTCATCATCAGGTCGGTCTGGCGGTCACGCAACTGGTTGTAGGCGTCCTCCACCCGCAGCTGATCGAGATCGGCAGCAAGTTGCCCAAACGCCTGCGCCCCGCGCGCAACGGCCTCCGCAGTCTCCGCGGCTTGAGTCCCGACAGCCGCAAGCCCGCGCGCGCTCGGCGTCGAGATGCGCGGGACAACCTGCTGGCGGTAGAACTCAAGCTTCGCCATACATCACCTCGGGGCCAACCCGGCGCCGGGATAGCCGCGCTGCGTGGTCGTCGTGAGAGTCGTCGGCACCCGTCGACCCGTCACTTGCACCCCGGTCAACTGCGACTGCCTTGGCCCACGTTGCGGCAATGTCCCGCCAGCGCCGGCATAACCGCCAGCCGCCGCGCTAGTTGCCTGCAGGATTCCCTGAACCCACGACGGACGGGATGCCCGGGTGATGCGCGCCTCGGTCAGAAGGCCACCAGCCTTCGTCTCCCCCTGATAAGCAAGCGACAGGGCATCAAGTTCCGCAGCCGTGGCGGCCTGCTTGTATACATCGCCGAAGGTCACCGAATCGGTCAGACCCGCCTGCGCACCGGCCGCCCGCAGCTCGCCGAACTGCCGGCGCGTCTCGCGGCCGAGAGCCTCAACCTCAAGGCCCGCCTGCTGCCGAGCAACGCCGGCCTCAACCTCGAGCGCGCGCGCCTGCGCGGCGCCGACCTGCCGCTGCTGCCCGGTTGCCATCAGGGATGACCCTGCCGCTGCGGTAGCGGCAACGATAGCTGCTATGGTGACTGGATCTGCCATCAATTCACCCTCGCGTACATGACCATGTCCTGCCCACGCTGAAACGCCCGCAGGGTACCCTCAAACTGGAACCCGAGCATTCTCGCCCATCGGTGACCGGGCATAAAGTCCGGCACCACATAGGCCTCCACCCGCTCGATCCCGCAGCCGTCAAGGAACTCCACCACCGCCCGGTGCAGCGCGGTCATGCACCGCCCCGCATCCGCAGACAGCAGCGCCCACGCCGACGCCCGCCCCTCCCACAGGTTCACCACCCCGGCACAGCAGACAATCCTGCCGCCGCTTCTGGCGGTGTAACAGGGGCCGGCATCGACCAGCTCCTGCCCATATCCGGGACGCCCCACGAATGCCGCCAGGAACTCCTGCGACGGCTGGAGGCGCAACTCCTCGAGGTCAGCAGGGACGAACGGATGCACCTCAATCATCCCTGCGTCTCCATCTCCGGGTAGAGCGCCACCACCGTCATGGGCAACGGCTGGTTCGCCACCACCCAGATGCGCCCGTCGGTCTCATAGCCGCCAGAGAAAGCGAACACGTCGGTGTCCCCGGTCAGCAGCGGCGGCACCTCGTCCATCAAATCGGTGGTTGTGCGGTACTGGATGAAGTCGAGGTTGGACTGGCTCGGCCCGACCTTGCCACCGAGGCTCGCGTAGAGCCGAAGCCCAATCTTGTGGATGCGCTTGATCTTGGCTTGCGCCGTGCCAATCGACGCGCCAGCCTCCAACCTCTGGGTCGCCAAGGTCGAAGTGTACGGATACCCGACCGTCGCGCGGGAAGCGGCAAACGGCAGCGTCACGGTGCCGTCGGTGACCAGAAGCCCAGTCACCTCCTGCCCGTCGCAGAGCGCAGACACCGTCTCGCCCTCGAGGTGATACATGCCGCGCAGCGAGGTCGCGGTCATGCGCCACTCGTTGAACGGGATGTCATCGTCAGGGAACACGGAGATGATGGTCGTCCGCACGTTCTCCTGGTCGATGTATGCCGTGATGCGAGCGCGCGCGGTGCGCCACAGCTCGGCATCTGTGTCGTAGTACCGATGGACAATCTCTCGGTTCACGTCAGACGCCACGAACACGGGGTCGTTCACCGCAATCAGGTCGCCGCCTTCGGTGATGATGAACTCGTCGGCCTCGCTCGCAATCTCCACCGAAGACGTGACCGTGAACAGGACATTCGTGGTGCCTACCACGTCATAGCCATCAGCAAGGAACAGGTCTGCCGGAACCACCGGATTGAACTCCAGCGAGGCGTCCAGATACCCGGCGCTCTGGATGTCCTCGCCTTCCTCAATGGACTGCCCGATGTACTCGATGAACCGCTGGGTCTTATTGACGTCGAGCTCAAGAACCAGCTGATCCTCGCCCTCGGTCAGCAACTCGCCGCCGGCCTCAAGCGCGAGCTCATAAGGGAAGTCGCCCTGAATGGTGCGCGACACAACCAGCCAGACGTCGTCAATGTCGCCGGCCGGACTCGGGATAATCTGCACCGCCTCGACCTTCGCGTCCGTTCCCGCGATGGGGTGCTGGTGCCAGCCATAGATGTTCTGCTCGCGGTCGTAGGTCAGACCGATGAGCCGTCCATCCCCAAGAACGCACCAGAGGATGTCGTCCGGCTCCTTCTGGTACTCCATGTCAACGATGCCGGAGCGGGTGATTTCGGGATACAGCACGCTCATGTCGCGCGGTACCCACGCATCAGCCTGGATGTCAAACCGCAGCTCCATGATGCGCCGCCCGCCTACGCGCGCGAACAGGATCGCGTCCTCGACCAGCGCAGGCTCAAGCTCCATCGAGCCTTCAGCCGACTGCAGGTCGAACTTCACGTTCTCCGGGCCGAGCGGAGCGGTCGTCACGTTCTCGCGGATGGCAATCTCCGCGCCGGCCGTTCCGACAATCAGCGCGTTGCCCGGGCGCATCCAGCGCACCTTGTCCACATTGCCGACCGCGAGCGTCAGGTTGAGCGCGTTGTCGGCGAGAATCTCTCCCATCGTGTCCGGCGCATGGGAGCTGTAATCCCCCGCCACCGAGGCGTAGACGTTCTGTCCGCCGCCCCACCACAGACGGTCGCGCCAGAACGCGGTTTTGTACGGGTACGCACCGCCCATGCCTTCGCCCCACGCACCGATGCGGTAGGCACACGAGGTCGAGAACAGCAGCTCGCTCGGCGCCTCACCCGGGCCAATCACATCCGCATCTACCTGCGTCGTGCTCGTCACCGCCGTGATCTTGAGCACCACATACCCGGGGTGCAGGAACTGCCACAGCACGCCCGTGTTTCCGTCGTAGTCCTGCCCCTCCTCGTGGATGGGCCGGATAGCGCCGGTCGTGGCCGTGTTGGCCGCCGAGTAGAACTTCCCGCTCGACTTGCGGACATCCCCGAAGTTGATGCTCTTGGCGGGCTCCCATTGGGTCGTCGTGATGTTGATGGGCTGCAACCGCAACAGCATACCGACCGAGTCGTTGTCGAAAATCGCCGAGCCGGCGGTCACCGTGACGTTCCCGGTCGTGCCGGTCAGCGTAAAGTTGACCTTCGTCGTCGGCTCGGCCTGGAACGGGCCGTCGCTCGGCGCATACGCCGCAAACGCCCAGCTCGTGTTGCCGGATCGCGTCAGCGTCCGAGGCTGGTAGCCCTCACACCCGATGTAGAGCACATCGCCAGACTGCGCGATGGACAGCGCCGATGTCCCCTCCGCTGTGAAAAGGTCGTCCACCGCGTAAGGCGAGGCGATGGTGTAGACCCGCTCAAGGTCGCCGTTTCCGGCGTATGCCCCGTAGCCGGTCGTGTTGATGGCGCCGCCATCGATGTCGTAAAGCTCGAAGGTCTTCGCGGCCGCGTTGACATTGGTCACGGTCACATAGCGGCCACGGACCTCGGTCATGCCCGCCACACCGGAGATGTACATCCAGTCCCCGTTCGACGGGTCGGCCCCCACATAGGTCACAACGCCGGGGTTCGCCTGCGTGATGTTCGAGATGTCGATGGGGTCTTCCAGCACCACCCCGCGGTCGGTATAGAACCGGCAGTAGTAGTCGCCGAACTCGATGATGTACGCCTGGTCGAAGGCAAACTCAAACCGCTGCAGCCACACCCGCTTGTCAGCGTACCGCGCCTGCAAGACGTACTTCGTGCCGGGGCAGCGCTTCGCCGGACCCTGCGCGGTCGGGATGAACCGCCGCATCCGGTGCGCGCTCGAGGCGTACTTCTCAAAGTCGGTGCGGCCGCCCATGAGCGGACCCACCTCGCCGCCGTTGAAGTTGACGATGGCTGGATTGACGTTAGGCATCAGAGCCTCACGGTCAGCCAGGTCGTGTCGGCAATCGACTCCGGTGGATTCTCAATCGCATTAGCCCGGATGGCATCCATGAGCGCCAGCCGGTACTCGCGCAGCGCGGCGTTCTTCTTCGCGTCGGACTGCGTGAGCGCCTCGCAGACGTTGTAAGCCAGAAGGCCCGCGAACGCATCGTCGAACGAGGAATCGAACTTGCTCGGGTCTTCAATGCGGGCCAGATAGCGCAGATTCAGCGACCCCGAACTGCGGGTCAGAATCTTGCCGCCTTCGATGACGTACTCCTGCCCGCCGCTGCTGATGAGGTCAGACAGGTCCGGCGCAGGGAAGTAGGCGTTTATCTGCAACACCCGCAGGCAGTCCGCCGGCAGGGTGTACTGGTACGAGTAGTCGAACACCGGGGTCGCAACGTCGGCCGCGAGGCTTGCGCGCTTCACGCAGAAACGCCAATTGAAGGTCCGCTGCAACTTGTCGCGCAGCATCCCGTATATGGCATTGATCTCGCGCGCCGGCTTTGTGTTGTCCGTGAGCGCGGTGATCCGTAGATCGCCGAGCTTGGTCAGCGCGAGATTGGCAATTGCGACGTCACTAGTAGCCACGGGCGTCTCCCGCAGCTATTAAGCCGGCGGCCAGGTGTCCTGAAGAATGGCTTCCTTGATGGTGTCAAGGGCAAGCAAGACTTCCATCTTCTGCATATTGGCGGCGAGGTCAACACGCACCTCGACGTCCGTCGTGGCCGTAGAGGACGCGCCTTCCGTGACGTTGCGCACGCCCTGCTCGCCGCGGTCGATTCCGTAATAGCGATCTGCCATGTTCGTCTCCCGAAAGAAGGGGCGAGCCGGTTGCCCGACCCGCCCCTATGTCTTACGCCGCGTAACGACCGATGAGCTTCACGGTGCCGGTCGCGTCAGCGTCGGCGGTGAGCGTGAAAGCCACATCGTAGAACACGGAAGGGTCGCTCGTGAGACCGAGGGCGTCCCAGAGCTCCTTGCCGCTGTTCGCAATCGAGAACACCGCCGACTCGTGCAGGACATCCGTGCCGTTCAGCGCACCGTCCTTGAGGGACAGGGCCGAGGCAAAGAAGTCCGCATCGACCACAGCGCCGCCGTCCTTGGCCGTGCGATACAGGCCAATGTCGGAGATCGTGGTCGTGCCGATGTCGGGCGAGTACACACGGAGATCGGTCATCACCGCGTTCGAGGGAACGCGGAACATCCGATACGTCGAGCCCGTGCTGTCGCCGCTGGTGATCGCCGCGGTGGCAACCTCGAGGCGCTCAAAGCCACCGTCTACACGGGGGCTATTGAGCACGGCCGGGGTCGCGTCTGCGTTGGTGATGAGGGTCGACTTAACTGCAACAACTGCCATGATTGCTTACCCCTTTACTCGGCGCAGAGGATGTCGACGACCTTCTTCTCCTCGGTGCGGGTGGCACCGAAGGTCCCCATCAGGTACACCTGGAAGGGATGCGAAGACAGATCACGACGCTGCGTGACGTTGGACATGATGTCGTTCCACATGCCGAGGTGAACGCCCGAAGGCACCCACACCGGGCAACGACGGTGGCTCGAGCTGGTCGGCAGGCGCTCCGTGTGGATGAAGTTGATCCCGAGGAAACGGGTCACCTTGCCATCCTGAAGCACCGGCATACCGGGGCTGAAGTCCTCGCTGGTCACCTGAATCTGACCGAGGAGGTCGTCGTGCTGCTCGGCAGAGATGGCGCAGTACACCGGCTCCGCGTCGAGGTCCACCTCGTTCTCCATCAGGATGCGGCGAGCTTCACGCAGCTTGTCGACCGTGAGGCCCACGTTGCCCGAGGCAGCGTAGTTCACAGCGACCTGCTGGTTGGCGGTATCGAACGACGTGCTCGTGCCGCCGGCCTCGCCGGTCTTGTTGGTGCCGAAGATGCCCGAGATGATGACATCGTCGATAGCGCGGCCCATCGCGTACAGACCGTTCTGCGAGTAGGCAGACTGCGGGTCAGCGAGGAGACGGAGCTTGTCGAAGTTGTCGATCAGGTCAGCCCAGTCGAAATCCTCCGGAAACACCCAGCGACGGTTGTTCGGAGTGTTGACGGGGACGATCGGCGAGTAGCGGGTCGAAACCGCACGGGCCGAGGTGGCACCGTACTGCGTCACGACTTCCGACTGCTTGCCCTTGTACGAACCAGTCTGCACCGCCTGGCGCAGCTTGGAGCCCTTCTGCTGCAGAAGCAGCGAGATGTTAGTGCCGTACTGAACGGCATAAACGCTTGCGATATTGTCGGCCATGATAGCCCTCCAGAAAACATTAAATGACGATGTTCTCGGATGGCTTGTCCGTCACCGGGGCCGAACCTTGCCCGTTCCGCGCGGGCCGCGCGACCGTCTTTCCGGCTGTCAGCGGGGTCTCACGACTTGCCCGACCTCCAGAAAAGAGCCGGGAAGAACCCCTCCCGGCAATCACATGAAGGCTTGCGCCCGAATACTACCAGACCGTAGAGCGGTTGCAACTACTCCTCAACCGACTGCGGATTAGCCATCCGCGTGAGCAGCATCATCTCCTCGATGGCGCCCTGCCGGATACGCTCGTCCGCGTTCAGGTAACGGCTCATGAACTCCTTGTCGGTGAACATGGCGGCCTGCTTGTTCCGCGCCTGGGCCGGGGTCATCGCCCCGCCGGTCGGGGTGTCGCTCGCCACGAACGCCGCTTCCGAGAACTGCGCCCCGATGGCATGGAACAGTTTCATCACCTTGGCGGTGCCAATCGCCCGCTCAAGGGAGTCGAAGGTTGCCTCGTCGAGCCCGGCCTCTTTGCCGAACTTGAGCACCGCCCTCTTGGCGAGCTCCTCGTTCTGGGCCGCAGCCGCGCCCCACTCACGCTGCAACTGCTTGTACTCGGCCTCGGACTGGACCGAGAACGCCTCGTCAGCGGCCTCGATGCGGGACGCGGACGCCTTGTTCCACCACTCGGCAAGCCCCTGCGCCTGCTTCGTGGTGAGCCCGAGCTCGTGCAGCACCGGGGCGGCGGCCTGCGCGAACGATCCGTCATCCCCTTCCGGCACCGGCAACTCGTACTTGTCGGGGCTCTCCGGGCGCCCGAGCCGGTTGTAAACCGCGCTCCAGCCGTCCGCGTCATCGTCGCCCTTCGGCGCGAGGATGGTGCGGCCGGCCTTGTCGGCGCCGAATACCTTCTCGAGGTTTTGGTAGGACAGGAGCGCGTCAGCCGGCCCCTTCCACCCCTTCGCCTTCACCAGCTCGCCGAGCTGACCCGCGGTGTTCGGATCGAGTCCCTCCGGCGCGTACCATGCAGGAGCCGCTGCCGGGGCAGTCGGGTTGCCTGCGCTTGCAGACCCTTCGTCACTCATCTCGTAGTTCCTCTTGCAGATTGGTCAAGGTCTTCTCGTCCAGGTGCAGCGCCTCGACAATCATCTGCACCGTCTCCTGCCGGCCGACCATGCGGCCGACCTGAAACATGTCCACCTGCGCGCCGGGCGACGCCGGCGGCTTCCCGAGCTTGGCAAACCGCTTGAGATGCGCGAGCACAATCTGCCCGTCCTCGGACAGGTCATTGGTGCCGGCAACCATGAACAGCCGCTTATACGCGCGGCTCCGATAAATCGCCTGCCGAATGCGAACGAGCATTGCGTTCACTTGCCCCTCCATCGGTCATCGTCCGGCTTGAATGCCTTGCCATCGCAGGACGGGGCATCAGTCATCCATCCGTGATGCACCGCATGGGAGCACCAGACCCGCTCCTGGCCTCTCGTGATGTCCGCTGCCCACCAGCACAGGCGGCACGGCAAGGTCGAGTTCGCCTCGCTCAAGCAGCCCGCCTCTTGCGCAGCCACGTCAGATAATCGGCCGCAGCCTCGATGTCGTGCTCAATGCGCACCAGTCCAATCTCGCTTCCCTGCGGGTCGAGGATTACCGTACAGGAAGGCGCAATCATCGAAGGCGGCAAGCCCAGCGCGTCGGCGTAGGCGTCGTGGATTTTGTACGACCCGAGCTGCAAGAGGTGCGCAAGTTGCCCGGTCGACGGGATACGCAGCAACTGGTAGCCACCCGTGTGCTTGTGGCCGCTCACGATGACATGGTCGTGGTGCGTGAGCTTGGCCGCGCGCAACTGCCCGTGCGACGGGTTCCACATTGAGTTCCCCGGCCAGTCGTGCCGCGCCGCGATGCGCACCTCGGCGCCGTTTTGGAACTGCAACGCGATGCGCACCGTGTGGTCGCCCGTCAGCGTCACCGCGGCCTGCCGCTGAATCCACCGCAGCGGGTCGCCCGCGCCCGACCAGTGGTCGTGGTTGCCCTGCACCATGAACAGCCAGTCCTCGCGCAGTTCCTCAACCAGCCACTCAACAAGCTGCCACGCCTGCCCGGCGGTCGTCTCCTGCTCCCCGTAGAGGCGGGCTAGGCGGCCGATCCAGTTGTTCTGTAGGTCGCCGATACATGCCGCGTACAGTCCAGGCGTCGCCTTGATGACGTTGATGTCGCGCTCGAGCTGGCCGAGGTCGGTCGAATCGTCATCGACGTGCGGGTCGCCGAGCAGCGTCACCGCGATAGGCTCATTCCCGCGGACCTTGACCTTGACAAGCTTGCGCGCCTCGGCGGCGGCGTCCTTGCGGGCGAAGGTCGCTTTGCGGCGATTGATAAGCTCTCGAATATCAATCTTGCCGGACGGCAACACAGGCACCTCAAGGAGCTCGCGCTTTTTGGGGGTGCTCTCGACCACACCGCCGACGGTGCGAAACCGCGCGGCCTGGTCATACGAACTATCCGGGATCGCTACCCCTCGAGACTTGAGCACATCGATGCGCGACTGCAACCCGCGGACGTTGATGCCGAGTTGCCTTGCGGCTTCCGCGCGGATGCCGTTCGCTGCCCGCAGCGCCGCTATCAACTGCTCGTCTGTGACCTTCTGCCCTGGCATATCTCCCCCGTCAGCTCACCATTGTTGTGTGTGCCTGGTGATACAGGCTTGCCTGCTGATCGATGAACTGCTCATCGGTCGCAAGCGGATGGGACTGCATTGTGGCGACTGCGTGGGCGAGTTCGTGGAAGAACACCTGCCCACCCATTGTCTCTGGAAGACCTGCAAGGATGTCGATGGCAAGCCGTTGATGATCCCAACACCCGACCACCTCATCCCCGTGCGGCCACTTCTTGACCGGGATGATGTTGACGCTGATGGTATGCCCCATCAGCTGGAACCGCTTCGGAATGGCAAACGGCCTCGGCTGTTTCTTGGCAGGCATGGTTCACCTCACGAGATTCTGGAGTTCCGCGAACCGGACAGCGTCGCGCTCACAGGCGGCGAGGTGGTCGGCAAGAGCCGCTCCAACCTCTCCCACGTCGCCGGGCTCTCCGGCGGGACCATCAGGCGCGGGGGCGGCGGGACAGGCTCCGGGGCCGGCGGACAGGGCGTTGCGCAGCCGGCGAGCAAGATTGCGCCCGCGGCGGTCAGCAACATCCAGCATCTCTTGCAACCCACGCTCTACCTCCTGATGCCGAGCGTATTCACGCGCCAGAGCCTCTCTCGCGGCCTCTGCGGCCTTCGCGCGCTCTAGGCGCCACTCTGCCCTGACCACCGCCTCTGCCGCCCTGTAGCCGCCCTGATACGCCGACCGATACCCGAGCCACCCGAGGCCGGCCAGCGCGAGCGCGAGGCCGACCCCGAGATAGACCCGCGTCACGCCGCCTCGGGCTTCTTCTTCGACAGCACCGACCAGACCGCCGCAGCGATGGTCGCCGCAGCGCCGGCCACCGCCGCCACCGTCTCGGCATCGGCCAGACCCTTGCCGACCAGATACCCACCCACCGCAGCCACAAGGGCGCGGACGATACCCGCAATCTGCTCTCCGTTCATGATCCACCTCACCGCTTGGTTAATTGACGCTCGACTTAATCGCTTTCGCTTGCGGATGTTGGAAGTGCGGGAACTCGCGGAACCGCTTCCACCGCCCGGCCCACTCCAACCCGGCCTCCTCGCCGAGTTTGCCAACCCGCTGCCATACCGGAGCGGACGCCGACCAGACCGGCTTGCCATGCTGCATCGGCACCACATCGACAGCGAGACTCGCGGGCTTGCCGTCGAATCTGAAGTTGTGCATCGACTGCCCGGGCTTCGCGTTCGTCACCTTCGCCCCAGGCTTCGTGCGCCCCTGCGCGTACAGCCGCGCCTGCTCCTCGTCGCTGCGGTATGTGCAGGTGACAAGGATGTCGATACCCTCTCCTGCGCAAAACACCAAGAACGCGCCGACCATCGGACGCATCAACGGGTGCAGGTCCTCAAGCCGGCGGCTGGTCACGTCAGCCGATCCCGGCAGCCCGCAACAGCGCCATGCCACCGACCGTGATGGCCGCCACGATGGCGCGGTCGACCCACTTGGCCGAATGAGAGCTCTCCCACCCGGACTGCTCCAGCTTCTCGACCCGACGCTCAATGCGCTCGATTGCCGTGAACGCGCGCTCCATAGCCTCCGCAGCCTGCAACTGGTTCTGCTCCACGAGCGCGAGCTTCGTGATGGCGTCGGACAGCTTGCCGAGTGCTGTCTTGATCTCGCTCACATCCTCGTGCAGCAGGTTAAGTCTGACCGCAAGGATGTCTGAATCGTTCGCCATCGGTTAAATCCCAAGCACTTCACGCCGCGGCGCGGACGCCGCTATCTGCTCTGCCTTCGCAAACCGCTCGGCGGCCTGACCGGCAAGCGGAGCAGCAGCCAACAGCGACTGCATCTGCGCAGCCTCCTGCTCAGCCATGTCCATCGCCTCCAGCTCTTCGTCGGTGCGCAACGCCTTGGCCGGCACGTTGTTGGCTTCAGCAATGACCTTGACCGCCTGGTCGGCGTTGATGCGGCGCAGCACCTTCATGTCGCCAGACGCCTGCGCGACCGGCAGGATTGCCTCGATGGTGCGCAGGATGCCGGCGGCCTCCTCGGCGCGCATCAGCCGAGCAAGCGGCCCGGTGTACTTCGGCAGGATCTCACCGCCACCCATCACATAGTCCATGAGCTGCGGAGGCGGCATCGGCAGCGCGCCGGACGCAGACAGCAGGTCAAGCTCGCGCTCGATGATGGGACCGACGAACTCCGACTGCTGGCGACCCATCGTCGGGCCAAGCAGCGCGCCCTTTTCCTGCGCGCGCTGCAACACCTCGGTCGCCGTCATCACGCGCGGGTTCTCGACCAGAATTTGGAACAGCGTGACGAGGAACGAATCGTTCACCGCCTTGCGCTTCTGGTCGGACATCTCGATGCCGATAGGCAGGTTGCCGCCGGTCATCAGCGGCTGCACCAGCGGCGTACCGTCCTCGCGGAGGTAGCCGTAGTTTAGGGCATTGGGGCGCACCGAGAAGGCATTGATGGCCCCCTCCTCGGACAGAATGAGCGGGGGATCGACCATGCGGTGCGCCATCCGAAGCATGGTCTTTTCCATCTCCTGCAAGGACTTGATGTCGGCCAGAGCCTCCATCGCAGGGGACCGCCCATAAATCTCACGCGGGCCGGTGACATACCGACCCACCGCATACGGCATCGAACGATAGCCAGAGTCAGCGAGCAGCACATTGCCCTCACGGGAAACATACCGGCTTTGGTACGTCATCCCCTCCGCGCCAGCCTTCCCGGGCTTGTAGTCGCCGTTCGGCTTCACGCAGTGCACGAATTCGAACATGTCGTTGCCGCGCGACTCGGCCGCAGACTTGATGCCGCGCGGGAGCTTGTCGGCCCAGCCCGGAATCTGCATCGCCTGCCGCGCCGTCAACTGGAAGCAGCGATACACCGTATCTACACGCCCAGTATGGTCGAGGTCGATCACGAGCTCGGACAGCGGGATGGCGCGGTAGCGCAGCGTCACGCCGGGAATCTCGTCAATGAACAGCGCCGATGTGCCGAACGCCCCGAGGCTCATGTAACACTCGAACGCCTGCGAGGCGAAGTTGGCGGTCGGGGCATAGCGCTGCCGGAACAGGATGTCGCGCAGGGCATCGCACCAGCGCTGCACTTGGACGTTCTCGTCGAGCTCGGGGATGCCGGTATGCAGGCCGTGCCAGACCTGCGTCGCAGGAGTCAGCATCGAGTCCATCGCGGCGGCAAAGCGCGGCAGGGCGCGCTGCGCGGTCGAGTCGAATATCTTCTCCGACCGCTTCTCGCCGGGCGTGCGCCAGCCGGTCATCTCGGCCATGCTCGGCCAGACCCGCTCGGCCACCTCCTGCCAGTGCTGCTCCCATGTCCCACGCGCGCCCTTCAGACGGTCGTAGCCTTCCAGCACTTCAGTTGCGCGTGAGTCAGCCATTGTCACTCCCAGAGCAGGAAGCCGCCGTTCTCGAGAGTCAGGTTGTCGCCTGCCTCGGTCACGAGGTTGTTGACCGGCTGGTCATCGCCGGTCCCGTCCCGCCGCAGCGTCCGGTCAGCCGTTCGCTCGGCCGTGCGCGGCCAAGTACGCATCAGAAACCAGCGTCAGGGATGCGCAGCGCCATCGCATAAACGGCAGTCGCCGTGGCGATATTGCAGCGGATCTCGCCGGCACCGAGCTCGAAGATGCCGCCGCCAGAGGCGGTCAGGGTCGTGTCCGTACCAACGTCCTGCGCGGTGCCGTTCGGCCCCTTGCACTCGAGCTTCACCGTGCCGGGGAAGGTGCCTTCCACGCGGAACTCACCACGGCCGCCCGGCCACGGGAACCACGAACCAGTCGCGCTAGCGTTCGATACGAGTGTGATAGCCGTCGCCATATCTGTCTCCCCATCAGGCCGCCACGGCCTTGATTACCACGAAAGTGAGCACGACCGCCTCGGACAGGTCGGTGCCGCCAAGTAGGTTGTGCAGCTGAATGCGGCACGATCCCGCCGCCACCGCGGTGACTGCTACGTTATAGGAGTTCGCCGTCGCGCCGGACTTGATGTTCACGATCACCGCATCGGTGGCCGCAATCGCGCTGTTGGTCAGCGTGAAGCTCACCGCCGTCTCGCGATTGAGCGTTGCGTTGTTCATCACAATCTCGCCGCAAATCTTGTTGAGCGTGACGCCCGTTGACTTGCTCGTCGCCTGCGTGACCGTGCCGCCCGCGCCGTTGGTGTACCCGATGCCGGCAGAATCGCTTGCAGACCGGATGGAACTAGAACCCGTCACCGCGCCGGTCAGGGTCGATGCACCCGTGACCGCGAGTGTGCCGGCAGCGCTGACATTGCCGGCCTTGGTCACCTGGAACCGCGCGGCCCCGCCGACCAACAGGTTGAGCAGGAAGGAGCCGGCGGCCGAGGCCGTGTCGGTCACGTCGAGCTTGACGCCGTTGAAGGTCGTGGCGACGTTGTTCCATGTCGCCGACATGTCGGAAACAGACCCGCCGACAAGCGCCTGCGCGGTGATCTTCTTCGTTTCCGTCGAGCCGGTATCGACGATGGGCAGCACATCCGCGGAAGGCGCAAGGTCCACCTGCGCCAGCGAATTGAACTGCGAAATCTTCTTGGTTGCCATTACATCCCGCCGCCAAGCAGCCGGGTCGTACCGACTCCGCCCTGCGTGCGGGTCTCCGGCGTGGACATCATGGTCGAGGCGCGGCCGCGGCGCCGACGCATACGGGTGGACTCAATCTCCCGCTGCTTCGCCACGTCCGTCTCGGGCGGCGGAGGGGGAGGTTCAATTTTCGGCATCTTCGGCTTGAACAGTCCAGACATGGGTCACCTCACGGTCATGGGCGCGAGTCTAGCCGAGCACGGAATAATCTGCTACAGCCACCCCTGTCCGGCCCCGGCGCTCCGTCCCGCGGAACGGCCGGCGCCCCTTGGCGAGGTAGCGCAAGGCGTCGGCATAGTGGCTGGTCCAGTCGTGCAGCGGGCGGTCCTTGAACCGCTGGAGCTTTTCGTCGTACTCGCGCCGATACTGCCGGATCGCATCCATCGCGCGCGTCATGCGGGCGGCCGCATCCTCGGCACTCTCGCCTGGGAACGGGTCCGGCATCTTGTTCCACTCGACCGCCGGCAGCATCTGGCGCACCGCGTTGATGCCGTCGTCAACGAAGTCGGCCTCGAGCACCCGCGGCTTGAGCCCGTAGCCCGCCGCCGTCTCGAGCCGGGACTTGCCCGACCCCCACTCCTTCACCGCGCCGTCATGCGGCCAGATGTGATCGCCGTAGACATAATCCATCGCCAGCAGTTTCTTGGCGTACCACTCAAGCCCGACGCCGGAGCCCTCGAGCACGTTGATGATGCGCACCTTATGGCCGACAAGCTGGTAGAACCAAACCACCGTCGAGTCGCCGATGCCAATGTCCCATGCTGTGCCGACAGGTTGGCCGACGATGTGCGGAAACGGCCCGACGCGACCGCCCTGCTCGGCCCTGATGATGGCATCCCCGTAGTAACTGCCCGGGATGTCTGCGTCGAAGTCGCAGTAATACTCCTGCCTGATGATGGCCTCGGCTTCCTTGTCGCCGCGCTCGACCCGCAGCTCCTTGCGCTCGCGCTGGATGGTTTCCAACGGGATGGCCTTGGTGTCCTCAACGGTCAGCACCTGCCCGAACCACGCCGGGTCCTTCCGGGCGTAGTCGAGCAGGCGGGCAAAGTGGTTCCGGCCGCGCGGGGTCGAGATGAAGATGGCCCACCCGCCGTTCTCCGCGAGGATGGGGCGCAGGAAGGCCCATGCGTTGGGGTCGGCAAGGGCGTACTCGGAGAAGACCACCCCCATGGGCGGCGAGCCAATCAGGCTGTTGTAGTTGTCGCTGCCCACAACCTGCCATGTCGAGCCGTTCTTGAAACGGATGAACATGTCCTGTTCGCGGGTCGTTTCTCGTATCTCATGGGGGAAGGCAGCGTCGATGCGCCGCCGCCCGGTGTGCGGGTCCACCGCGTCCCAGATGGCCTTTCTGGACTGGTTCGCCTGCGGGAGCATGTGCCAGATGCCACCCACCCGCGTCATGGCAGACACAGCCGCCCAGTGCAGGCTGATGTCGTCCTTACCCGATCGCCGGTGCCACGCCAAGGCGAGCCGCTTGCAGCCGCCCTCCAGCGCGCCCCATGCGCCCATCTGGTAGGGCCGCGGGCGCCAGCCGTTAGCCGGAATCTCGACCGCCATCCGTCAGCCGTACCACGTTGACCGTGAGCCCCACCTCGCCCTTGTGCTCGAGGTCGAGCTTGTCCCCGTAGCGCTTGGGCTTGAGCTTGGAGGCCACCCACTTGCGGGCGTCCACCATGATGCGCTTGTGGTGCGCGTCGATGCTCTCGTCGTCCGCAATCTCGATGATGCGGTCGGCGTGAGCCTCGGCTTGGTCCTCTCGTGCGCGCGCGTATTGCAGGACAAAGTCTGGCTTATCGCTCAACCAGTTACGGACTGTCTTGCCGTCTGGCATGTCGTCGTCTGCGCAGATGGAGCGCAGGGACTCGCCGGATGCCAGCCGCTCACAGATGCGGTCGGCCAGTTCCTGCGAGTAGATGGAGGGTCTGCCTCTCGGCATTACTTCGCCATCAGGCGGCGGGCGGCGGCGCCTTTCCCGGCCTTCTTGGCCGAGCGGCGGGCGGTCTCGAGCGCGATGGCCACAGCCTGCTTCTGCGGGCGTCCGGCGCGGACCTCGGTCGAGATGTTGCGGCTGATGGTCTTCTGGCCGTAGCCCTGCTTGAGCGGCATGTCACTTCCCCTTGTTGCGTTTACTGATGGCCGCGGCTTTCGCCTTGGCGTCTTCCTTCGAGCTCGCACCCCATGCTCGGAGAGCGAGCGCGAGGCGGGTGGGGTTGCCGTCCTTTCCGACCATGGGTCCGGGCATGTTCCCCATCCGGGCAAGGAAGGATGCGCGGCGCGGGTTGTCGCCGGACTTCACCGGAGCCTTGAGGTTCATGCCCTCGGCTCGAGCGGATCGGCGCCCGGCCTCATTCAGCCCGCCCTTCGGGTTCTGTCCTGCCTTGCGCTGCCACGCCGGAGTTTTCATCGCACGTCCTCTGGTTGACGCTCAACCGGCCGTCCACCGCCACCGAACACCGGGGTGACCGGCCTCGGGCCGCCAAGACTGACCGCGGCAACCCCAGTCGCAGCCCTCGCCGCAAGGCGGGGAGCCCTGCCGACCGCGCCACCGAGGCTCACTCGCCCGCCACGATTGCGCATGGCAAACAGGTCTTCACCTTCGTCGCCGCCGTTGTCGCCGAGCAGCGCCGCCTTCGCCATCACTTCTTCCGCATCGCGGTCTTGACGGACTCGCGGAACGCCTTCGCGGTCGGCGCACCCGGGCTCCCGGGCTTGCGCATCTTCTCGCCGCTGCCGGCCTCGATCCGTCGCCGCTTGGCCCAGATGTTCGCGTACAGTCCCGGCTTAGTCGGCATCGCGTTTCTCCTCAACCGGCTTGCGTACACGCGCGCCGCGCGCGAATGTCAACACCGTCGCGGTCGCTTTCGGTGGCGCCGGCTGGTTGCAATCCAAACACCTCATCCAATCCCCGCTCGCGTCGGCAACCCATCCGCCCCCGCCACAGGCAGGGCATGGAGAGAACCGAATCGACGAGTCGGACATGCCCCAATTCTAACCCCGCCCTACCGCTCGGGCAACGCCTCGCGGATCATGGGGACTGCATCTTCCAGCCGGAGCATGACGAGCCATCCCTTACCGTCCCCGCGCATGACCACCATCGGCACATCGCCAGGCCGGCAGGCAGCGACCGCTTGGTCCATGAACTGGTGAACCGCCAGCCCCTTCCGGCGCTTCACCTCGACCCGGAATTGCCCGATGGTCAGGTCGTCCCCGCCGTCCCGGGCCTGCCCGATGTTGCGCTGCACCACCCAGCCGAGTTGCTCCGACAGCAGGTTCGCCGCCTCGCGCTCGCCGGACGCCCCCTTGCGCCGCTGACTGGCGCTCATTGCAGCAGCTCCACCGCCAACGCGCCGAGTAGCAGGATGACAGCGCACGCGATAGCGGCGTCAAACAGCAGCCGAAACAACCAGTCGAATTCAGGTGGTCTTTCCATTTTTCAACTCCCAATCGTATCGCTTGATGCCATTCCGCAGGGCAGACCGCACGAGGTAGGCCGGGATGCCCAACTCCTCGGACAACTCCCGGTTCGTCGGATGCTTTCCCCCGGCCTGTCTGAGCGCCTTGACCTCGACGATGCGCCGATACTCCGCGAGGCTCATTGTCGCGGGGCGCCCGATCCATGACCTCACTCGCCGTCCTCTGCGCTCACGGCTTCACCTCCTTCGGTCCAGAACACTCGCCCTTGAACATCGCGTGACACCGCCCGCCGCCGTCGAGGCAGCTCGGGTACGCGCAGCCGGCGCGCTGCCCGCGCAGCCGCTCGAGCTCGGCCTCGAGGCGGTCGATGCGCGCGGAGTACGCCGCGCAGCGCAGCAGGGCGCTCTCGCATTCCCGCCGCCATTCCTCCGGCGTGTGCGGGCGGGCGAGCCACTCCTTGTCCCAGTCGTCGAGCTCGACGCCATTCATGTCCCCACCCCGTCATCCTTCGCCGTTGCCGCTTCTAGGTAGAGCCGGAACTCTTCCGTCATCCGCAACGCCTCGAACGGGTACTCGTAGACGGAGCCGTCCGACCAGAACACGAAGAACTTCCCTTCGGTGTAGCGCCAACAACCAGTCACCACAATCTTCCCATATCGATCTTTTGCGTAAACAACCCTCCGGCCGGGATCGTCGTGGCAGGCATCGGTCATAAACACCACCTCGCCGCCTGCCTCATTAGGCACGCCACCAACGATGGAAGGCTGCCTTGACCACGAAACAGTCGCCGCAAACGCTGCGGCCAAAACCATAATCCGTCTCATGGCCTCTCCTCCTGCATCTGATCGTTGAGATTCTTCCGCGCCTTCTTGTACAGCACGGACTGCAAGGTGGTCAGCGGCAGGCCGAGATCGCGCGCGAACCTCTTCACGCTCGGCAACGCCCGCCGCGCCTGCTCCCACTCGAGGATGCGCCGGTACTGCTCAAGCGTGACCGTGCTCTTGTTGCCCGGCCTCATCGCACCTTCTCCCGCAGCCGCATCACGCCGCGCTCGCCGAAGAGCTCACGCACCATCCCGACGACATGCGGGTCATCGAGCACCACCTTCGGATCTGTCTCGCGAATGACCGCGCCGACCTCCGCGCGGAATGCGTCTAGGCGGCTGCGGTCAAGACGTGCGAGTCTGGCCGCGTAGAACCGCAGCCGCCCGGCCGGATCGGTGACGCTCGACCAGAACTCGGCCGAGGCTTTCTGCGCCCAACTGGTGCGGTCGGGCGCCGGCTCCGGCGCAGGCTTCTGCGCGGGCCACTTGTGGAATTCATCTCCCATTGGGTTTCCTCCTGTTCAGTTTTTTCAAAACCTCTTTCGCGGTGACGAGCCCACCCCCTTCAGGTGAGGTAAGGGGTTGAGATAAGGGTGATTTGGAATGCCCTCTTGGTTCATGGTTCATGGATAGCATGCCGTCCGCAATGCGGTCGCTATGCGTTCGCATGGGGTCTGACGACCACCTGACAGCAGCAGAACCCTGTGCTTTCAAGCACTTAACCCTGTACCGTGCAATCTCGGAGTTGACACGACCGTTGGTCCAGCCCTCGTCGCACGATTGAAAAAATTCTCGCAGAACCGCATCGACGGCCGCCCGCTCCGCGCGCGTCGTGGCGCGGCAGATGCGGTACCGATCCGCGTCGGGGATGGGACGCTCGGTGGCGTACAAGCGGTCAAGCAGAACGCTATAGACCCCGTGCTCGAGCAGCGACAGGTGCGCCGTGTCGCGGGCGTAGTCGCCGAGATGTCGTTGGTAGAATTTCATCCTGTTGACCGCGCGCCCTTGAGGTCGTACCCTTCAGGCGCTGGCATCCTCCTGTTCCCAGCAAATGGCCGCGGTGACGGCCCGGTAAGCCCCCGCAAGGGGGCTTTATCGTTTCAGGTCTCCGCGGGGACAGGCCGCAGCCCAGCCTGCACCTTCCGGATCAGCCGCCTGGTCGAGGCGTTCTGCTCTCCGCTCTGCAGCTCCTGGACAACCTCGCCCGCCAGCTCGCGCAGCCGGTACTTCTCCGGGACGATTCCGCCCTTCTTTGCCCACGCCGATACATAGGCGCGGGTCACCCCGAACCTGCGCGCGACGGCAGACTGGCTCCCGTACCGCTCAACCAAATCGCTCAATTGCATGTCAGTCACCTCCGCAGCCATCATGCCCGTAATCTTTTTTGCTTGCAAGTGTTGACAAGAAAAAAGTCCTGGAGCATGATTGCATCCGTGAACAGCGACCCACCATCGCTGCACTGAACAGGAGGATCGAAATGGAAGATTGGGAAGCATACGAGGCCGAGCGCAAGGCCAAGCACCGAGAGAACATCGCGCGCGCCATGCGCTCCCTCGAATCCGAGGCGCGGCTCCAGAACGCGCAGAGCGACTACTTCGCCGGGCGCATCACCCGCGAGCAGCTCGAGGTCATCCGCGCCGAGTTCTGGAAGGTCCAGCGCGAGTTTTACGGCATGCCGCTCCTGCCGCGCATGCTCGTCGACCCCAACTGCCCCAGCCTCTACTAGGAGCCAGACATGAACCATCTCCCGCTGAAAATCCGCTCGGCCATGTCTGCCGGCATCAGCCGCGCCAACCGCGACAACGCAATGCAAGAGGCGCGCAGGGCCGGCGCCGGCATGAGACAACTGCTGGTCCAGAGCGCGCGGCTCCAGAACCATTACATGCTGGCTTTCATCAAGATTGCCAAGGAGGCCCGATGAGCAACGAAGCATTCGACTGGCTGGTCGTTACGGCTGCCATCTGCGCCGCCGTCGCCGTGGCCTCGACCATCGGCGCCATCATCGAGTCGTGGCTTGAGTGGAAGCGCGAGCGCGAGCAGCGCCTTCCAGATCCCGAATGGCGCGCCCGCGTCACCCGCCGTTGGGGGGTGCCGGAGTGAGTCCGTGGGATGACGACGATTCTTGGTGGCACCACCAAGACGAACTGATGCAGCAGCTCGAAGAGCAAGAGCGCATCGAAGCCTGCAACCAAGCCATCTCGATGTACACACAGGAGCCGTACAATGAACCAGTCTGAATCTATTGCCGCCCTCGCCGCCGCCCTCTCCAGAGCGCAGGCCGGTATCACCGGGGCGCTCAAGGACAGCGCGAACCCTTTCTTCAAATCGCGCTACGCGGATCTCGCTAGCTGCTGGGACGCCTGCCGCAAGCAGCTGACGGACAACGGCCTCGCGGTCATCCAGGCGACCGACATCCTCGACGGTCGCACGGTGCTCGTCACCACCCTCGCGCATTCGTCGGGCGAGTGGGTCCGCTCCATCACCCCGGTGCTCACGAAGGACGACGGCCCGCAGGCGCAGGGGTCGGGCATCACCTACGCCCGCCGCTACGCGCTTGCCGCCATCGTTGGCTTGGCGCAAATCGACGACGACGCCGAGGCGGCGCAGGCCCGGAGCAAGCCCGAGCCGAAGCCCGACCCCGACCTCTCCCGCCGGGTGGCCGAATGCAAGACCCTGGACGAACTGACCGCCCTCTTCAAGAGCTTGCCAGAGCCCGCCCGGGCCGCCGCCGCCGCCGCCTTCTCGGCCCGCAAGAAGGAGTTGTCGTAATGACGCAACAGCGCACCACCGAGTGGTTCGCCGCGCGCCTTGGGCTCGTGACCGCCAGCCGGATAGCCGACGTCATGGCCAAGACCAAGACGGGCGTCTCGGCCTCCCGCAGCGGGTACATGGCCGAACTCCTGACGGAACGCCTCACAGGGCAGCCTACGGAGGGCTACAAGAGCCCATCCATGGACAGGGGTATCGAGATGGAGCCCCTCGCCCGCGCCGCCTACGAGGCTCGTACGGGCGTTCTGGTGGATGAGGTGGACTTCGTGCGCCATCCCATGCTCGAGGCCGGGGCGTCCCCGGACGGGCTGGTCGGGGAGGACGGCTGCATCGAGATCAAGTGTCCGAACACGGCCACGATGCTGGAGTACATCGAGACGCGCTCCATCCCCCGCAAGTACATCCTGCAGATGCAGTGGCAACTTGCATGCACAGGTCGCAACTGGTGCGACTTCGTGGCCTTCGACGACCGCCTGCCGGAGCACCTGCGGCTGCTCGTCATCCGGGTCCCGCGAGACGAGGCGGTCATCGAGGAGATCGCCGCCGAGGTCTACCGGTTCCTCATCGAACTCAACCAGCGGGTCGAGGCGCTCAAGGAGCTGCGGCTGTGATCTCGAATCTCGTCAAGGCCTACTTCGTCCAGCGCGAGGGATGGGGC